TTGTAGAAACTTTTAATTTAACTACTGATACTGGTGATACTATAGTTACTGATACAGGAGCAATTTTAGGAGCTTATGATGAAGATCAAACAATTTTAGATAGCGGCTTAGCCGTTTTAGCTTATCAACGACAATAAATATTAATTATGGCAACAAAACCAATTATAACAATAGAATGGGCTACTGATGATGCAGTAGAAACTAGACAAGGTGGAAGTAATAAATTAGAACCCACTGATGAATTAAAATTAAATGGTAGTTTAGATGGAAATTATGCATTAAATCATTTAAATTTTATGTTTAATGTTTTAGGATTATGGAGTCAGTTTACAAATGATATGGTTGAAGCAACAACCGGCCTTGGAACTGGTTTAACTAAAGACGAACATTTTTCTATGATTCTTGCATTTGATACAACAAATTTAGATGATTATGTTTTAGGTTTTGCTTATAAACCAACATCTTCAGCAGGAACTACAAAAATAATTAGTAATAATACTTTGACTTTTGGAACGCCAGATGCAAATGGGGATATTCCTATTTCAGGCGCTACAGCAGCAAATATTAGAGCTTTTAGTATAAACTTTAAAAATAGTTAATTATGGCAAATATTACAATACCGGGCTTACCAGCCAAAACAGGAACAATTAGTGATGCTGCTTATTTACATTTGAACGAATCAAGTGTTGATAAGAAAATGACAGTTGCTCAATTATTGGCAAAAATATCAGATCAATATTCAGCTGATATAGTTACTTTTTTAGGTTCTGCAGATAAAGCAGAAGCAAGAGCAAATTTAGATATTGATAGAAGAGTAACTGTTGATGATGCAAATTATACCATTTTAGCTACAGATAAGGTTGTGGCTCAGATTGGAGCTATGTCAGCAGCTAGAACATTTTCTCTTCCTGAAGCTTCAACTGTCCAAGCAGGAGCAGAAATTATTGTTATTGATGAATCAGGTTCTGTTGATTCTACGAATAAAATTACAGTTCAAAGAAACGGAACAGATACTATTGATGGTTTAACGCAAAAAGAAATAGTAAATCCTTATGGGTTTTTAAAATTAATTTGCGATGGTGTTAATTCTTGGAAGTCACTTAATGAGTTAGAAGCATCTGATACAGTTAAAGGGATAGTAGAATTACTTACAGATGCAGAATTAACTATAGGAACGGATACTACAAAAGCAGCAACGGCAGCTAATATATTAAGTTTATTTGCAGCTAGTTCACAATTAACAAATGGTTATATTAGAATTCCTATTAATATAGGAGGGTCTTTTAATGAGATAATTATTCAATGGGGAACTTATACAGGAGGAGCTAGCAATCCTACAGTTAATCTTAATTTAACATTTCCTAACGCTAATTTAGCAGTTTTTACTAATGGTGTTCAAATAAATTTTAATACAAATGCACAAATAACTAATGTTCTTAGTAAAACACCATCAAATTTTACTGCGGCAACAGTAAATTCTACTAATGCTAGTGCACAAGTATGGGATTTTTACTGGATGGCTATAGGATATTAATAATTTATTACAAAATAATATGAAAATAAAAGTTAGTTACGATTCACAATCAGGATTAGTAAAAGGTTATTATCCTAATAATATTAATTATAATGTTATTCCTGAGCCATTTATAGAAATCAATGAAGATGCTCAAGATAAAACAGGAAAACAAATGGTTGTAGAAAACGGTGAATATAAAGAATATAAAAGTTTAGAACAAAAAATTATTCTTAAATTACAACAATTAGATAATTACCATTTTAATTCTTCTGAAATAAGAGAAATGAAAATAAATGATTATTTCATTTTATCATTATCAGGAAATGGTAGAAATTTAATTGCTGAACAAATGCAAAGTTTAGATCAACAAATAAAATTAAATGTTATAACTGAAGAAAGTGCAACATTTGAATATTTTTATAATGGAGGATCAATTGAAATTACTTTAGTTCAATTAAGACAATTGTATATATTTATGCTAAATGTTGTTAATACTAACTATGGTGTTTATAAAGCTCATATTCATGCAATAAAAAATCTATCTACAATAGAAGAAGTAGAAGCTTATGATTTTACAGTGAATTACTTAAAAAATCAAAATCTTGACTTAGTATAATGTTGTATAAAACTGATTCTTGCAAATATTTATTTGATAATCTTAAAAGCGGTGATTTCCTAGGATTTTACAAAAAGCCCTGGTATTATTTATTTGCAAGAATCATCTGGTTTATAACTGGTAATAAATTATCTCATATTGCAGGCGTCTTCGATGTTAGAAGAAGGCAAGGCGTAGTTACTTTTAAATTAGGTGAACAGATTGTATCAGAAGGTAAAATAATAAAAAAATATTCTATAGTTAAAATAGATGATAATGGCTATACTATTGATTCTAGGTTTAGACAAAAACATATAGATTTATATTTATTACCAAATGAAAATAAATTATCAATTGCTCAAAATAAAACTTTAAGAGAATACTGGAATAAAAAAGAAGATTATTCTTTTGAAGAGTTACCTTTCACAATAAATTGGATTCATAAATTATTTGGTGATAAAAATAAAATTTATGATAATAATTGTTCAACAGCGTGCAGACAATCAATGGTAGAAGTAGGAATAACAGATAATAAATTTGATGATTTAGTGCCTAATCCTACAGAATTTGCTAAGTTTAGCTACATTGGAGAAATAATTAAAATTATATAGGTTATTTTATGAAGTCTTTTACTAAAATAAAAAATAAGTTATGGTGCCCTCTTGTGAGTGCTTGTATTCAAATATTTGTTATAATGACAATATTTATGCAATTTTTTGAAATTAAAGATCATTATTATGCTTCTATTTCTAATGCTGGTATTAAAAAGAAAATTGAAAAAAGAATAAACCAGTGTGGTAAAGATTATTGGCTTAGTTGGATTGTTTTAGATGGTAATGTATCTAAAAGAAAATATTACTTTCAAGATGTTATAGGATGTAACCCTGAAAGCGGTATTAAAAATGATTGTTCTTTTTCAGTTAAAAATTCTAAGTTAAATCCGTTTTATAACGAGACTTATCATAAATTAGATAAAAATACTTATAAGCTTCTTATGGGTATGGACACGGGGCTTGTTGGGTATTATGATAATTTAACTAAATTAAGAACTTATAAAGCTATGAATGAAGCTTTAAATAGTTTTAATAAAGAAATTAAAGTATTAGGATTAACTGTAACTAAAAATATTAAACAAAATATTGTTTATGTTTTTGCTATGACTAAAACTGGTGATAGTAAAATGACATGCAATAAATCTGATATAATTAATATTTTAGAAGATTTATCAATATATGCTAAAGAGAAATTATAATAACTATGTCAGAATTATTTACAGAAAAAGCTTTTTGGTTTATGGCTGCTCTAGTTTTATCACTAGTTGCTGTAATATATAGATTATTTAATGGCTCTTTGCAAAAAGATTTAAAAATACAAAAAAGCGATTTAAAATCAGAATTAATAAAATATTTTGAAGTTAAATTTGCAACTGATATTAGTGATTTAAAAACTAAATTTAGTGAAGTTAAAAGTGAATTAGAGTCATTTAAAAGGCATGAAGATAATAATTCTAAAATGCAAGTAAAATTATTAAATAAATTATTAAAAAAATTAGATAAAAAAGATCCTAATATTTTTGATGATATAATGGAAGATTAATTATGAAAAAACAAACTTTTGAACTTATTAAAATTTTTTTAGATCATTTTGATAAGCATAAAATTCAAGGTCGTATGTTTTTCTTTAATTTGAGTTTATCTTTAAGTTTATTCTCTATAATATTAGGAATATATACCGGTCAAGCTATTTACGACTGGATTTATAATTTTAATTGCAAATAATATGACAAACGATTTTTTACAAGATTCTAAAGGAAATAAAAGCTCTAAAAGATTATGGGGTTCAATTTGTTTAGCTAATGGTATTGGTTTAAAGAACGCCGAATGGCTTTGCGGCTTTTTTGGTAAAGTTATAAGTGCTGATCAAATTGTGGCTATGCAACAAGCTTCTTCATCATTAATAACTATAGGTTGTGTTCTTTTAGGTTTAGGTATAGGTGAAAATTTAAATAAAATATTTAAAAGAAAATAAATATGTTAAGTAAAATTATTGCAGCTTTAGGATTTGTAGGAGGAATATTTTTATTCTTTTTAGGAAAACAAAGTGAAAAAAATAAACAAACTAAAAGAAAAGTAAAAACTTATGATGAAGCAAATAAAACTCGTAAAGAGGTTAAAAATATTTCTGATGACAAGCTTGATGATGAGCTTGATAGCTTGCTCAACGATTAAACAAAGTGAATGTATTTGGGTTGAAGATAATTTAATTACTTCTTCTGAAGCTAAATCTTTAAGTATTGAGTCTAAAAGAAATATTATAAGACATGAAAAAAATTATGATAAATTTTGCACTAAATAATGTTTAAACAATTCTTATTTACATTTCTATTAATCCTACCTTTTCAGTGTTCTCCTCTTCTTGCAGAAACAACTAAATTTAGTGTAGGCCTTTCTTATATGTATGCTAATATTAATGATAAAGATTTTGATTTCGTTGAGAAATACGAACTTGTTAAAAATCCTAAAGACCAATTACAAAGTTTTAATATTAGTTCTTCTGTTTTTTATGATAACGGGATTAATATAGCTTTTAGTACAAATAGATTATTTAATAAAAGTATTAAAAGAAGTGTAAAACGTAAATCAGATGGTTTAATATTTAAAAATGAAACTAAAACTACTATAGATTCTATAAATTTAGCTTATAAAGTTAAAAGATTCAATCCGGGTATTGTTTTGGCAAACGTTGGAATGAGTAAACATTTATTTTATAATGACCGGGTTGTAGGTTATGAAAAGAAAAATGCTATTGTTGGAGGATTTAACTTAGGTTATTTTGCGACAAAGCATTTATTGCCTTCAGTAACTTATATCCTGCCAAATAAAGAATTAGATCTTGAAGGCGCAGTTTCTATTAATATTAATTATTTATTTTAGATTATGAATGGTTGTAAAGTTATAACTAAAGAAGATTTAACTAGAGAAAATTTTCACTGGACAGAATGGTTTAAATCTGATACAGCTAAAAAATTAGGTATAGATAACTATCCGGATCCTATAGATGAATTTTTAATATTAGATAATCTTATGTCAACTGCAGATATGGGCCAGGAAATAAGAGATATTTTAGGTTGTGTTGTTAGTGTTAGTAGCGCTTTTAGATGTAAAATTTTAAATGATGCAGTTGGTTCTTCAGATAGATCTCAACACTTACAAGGTTTAGCTATTGATTTAAAATCAAATAGTTTTGGAACACCTAAAGAAATTATGATAAAATTACATTCTGTAGGGTTTTTAGTTGATCAATGTTTATGCGAGGGAAGTTGGCTACATGTAAGTAGATTGAATAATCAAGAAAGTAAAAATAGAATGATGTACGGATATTACTTACCAAATCCTAAAACAGGTAAAAGAGAATTTAAAGCAATATAATTATTAACAATTTTAAATAAAAGATTATATCAAAAAAATTACATTTAGCTAAATTACCGGCACCGGAAACAGATTTAGCTTTTGATAGAATATTAGGACTTAAAGAAGGTGATAAATTCGGATATATTCCGTCTTTAGCAGCTTCAATAGTTAGAACCGATGATGCAACTTGGGTTGATTTGTGGGCTTTTGGAGGTAAAAGGGAATTTAATGATACTAATTTTACTCCGTTTTTAGCTAGTAGTAACGCCGCTGATACAAGTATTCCTATTGAAATTACATATTTAGATACTGATGGCAATGAACAAACAACAACAGTTACAACTGATGCTGCTGACGGTAGAACTCCGGTTAGTTTAGGAATAGAAATTTCTGAATCATTTAGAGCAGGTATTTCAGGAGATACAGAAATTCAAGGTAATATATCTTTAGTAACTATTAATAATTTTACTAATGGTGTTCCAGATGAGCAAGATGAAGTTGTATGGCATATTTTAGCAGGAGATAATCAAACTCAACTTTGTTTAGGTAGAGTACCCGCCGGAATGAAAAGAAGAATAAAAAATATTGATTGCGGTGTTCTAAGAGATAATGGTGGAGGAACTGCAATACAAGCTGTTTTTCAAACTAAAGCACCTGGTGGCGTATGGAAAACAAGTAGAATAAGAATTAGAGATGTTTCTGATGCAACTACTTTTGTTTCCGGAACTATTGATTTTGAAGATATATCAGTTTAAAATAATTTTTTCCAACAAGCTAGAATATTCATAAACAATATTTCTAGTTTACTTGGGCAATTTAAATGGTACCTTTCAGGACTAAAAGACTTATTATCACTACTTATAAATATTTTATAAGAATAAATTTCACCTTTAGAAATAATAGTTCCGCATTTATTACAAGTATATTCTTTTCTTGCTCTTGGTTGTTTTATATCAATAAGTCTTTTAGTCATTTTGTTTTATAAATAAAGTTAATAAAAAATTAAATAGGATCATTCTTATAATATTTCATTGCCGGTATAAGAATTTCTATAGCTAATCTATCATTATCTTTATTTAAAGCTGATTCTACAGCTTCTAATTGACTTTTTAATTGTACAATATCTGTTAATATTGCTTCTTTATTATAATTATTAGCAGTCAAATATTCTATATCTGACATTACTCTTACCATTGATCTAGGTTTAGTTGGTTTAAAATCTTTACACATAATAATTTAATTTAAATATTCATACAAAATCTATAATCTTCTATAGTAGAATTAGTTGCTTTACACCTATTATGTGAAGCCATACCTGCTTTATATAAAATAAAAGCTGCTAATATGATTGCTGAAGAAAACAAAATAATTTCTAAAGACTTTTTATATAAGTTTTTCATACGTTCCATTTATGATTAAATTAATAATTATTTGTATTATAAATTGTAATATTTAATATGTAAACTATATTTTGCATATTTTTAAATTTAATTGCCAAACCTAGTTAATCTAGGAAAATCAGATCTTATAAAACCATTTATTTCATCAGTTTTATTCATTTCATTTAATCTGATTCTTTCTCTTCTTCTTGATTGCCTTCTAATTAAAGGCTCAGAAATTTTAATAAATCTAGTAAAAGAAAAATCAGGTTGGCAAATTATATCGGCAACTCTTTCTTCTAAAGGAGTTGAAGTTGTTTTAAAATTTAAAATACTATCTCTTAGTTCTGAATGTGTCATATTATTCTCCTGAAATTATATTAAGTTCATGATCTAAAGCTTTTATTTCTTTATTTAATAATAAAATAAAATTAACTTGATCAGCAAAATTAGATTTAGCTCTTATAAACATTGACTTTACACAAATATCAGTGTTTAAATTTAAAAAGTATTCTAAATAATGGCTTACTTCAAAAACAGGATTAACTTTACCTGCAGAATATAAGCTATAAAGCTTATTGATTTTATTACTAACTATTTTTTGTCTTTTATTTATAAATTTATTTAAATTTTTCATGTCGTTCCTTACATTTAATTAATAAAATATGAATTAATCTTTAACTCATATTAATATTATAATATATAAGAACTTAAATGTAAACTACATTTTACATATTTTAAAATATAATTTATTATTGCTTCATTTTGATACAACATCTTTGAATTTAAGATAGTTTATAAGTTCTTGTTGGCTTAAGGCTTTACCTTGTAAAGAAGGCATTACTTTTTTATGATCTAAGCAGTTTGAAGCTAATATATGTATTATTCTAACTGGTTTTGTTAATCCCCCTTGCCTTCCTAATCTTTTATTGAATTGTTGATAATGTTCAAGATTATTAGTTAAGCTAAACCAAACTATCATAGATCCACCTTTTTGTAAGTTTAAACCATGCCCAGCTGACGCAGGATGGGCTATTAACATTTTTATTTTACCTGCATTCCAATCATCTTCATGTTTTGCAGTTTTTAATTGAACAGCTTTAGGAAAGTATTTTTTTATTCTTAATAAATCTGATTGATAATGATAAGCTACTAAAATATTTTCTCCAGGGTTTTCTTCAACTATTTCTTTTAAATCTTTTAGTTTTTCATCATGTATTATATGAATATTTTTATCTTCATCATAAATAGCTCCATTACACATTTGCAATAATTTATTTTCTAATGCTGAAGCTGAAGCAGCAGTTATTTGAATTTCTTTTTTAAGTTCTTTAATACGATCATTATTTTCTTTAATTTTATTATCATCAAAAGTAGCAGATTTCTTTAAGTTTCTTAATTCTTTATGTAAATCTTCTGAATGTTCTAAATCAATAATAAAATGTTTTTTAAGTTCTTTATATTGTTCTTTTGCTTTATCTGGTAAATCTATAAGACGAGTTAAAGGTATTACTTCAGGTAATTGTAAATAATCTTTTGATTCCATACTCATACAAATATCACTGATTAATTTATCAATTTCTTCTTTTGCCCCTGGTTTTAATTCATAGTTAAAACCTGTATAATCTTTATTAAAAAATCTATTTCTATATAAGGTAATATTTTTACCTAATCTTTCACCTTGATCAATTAAAAACATTTGGGACCATAAATCTATATAACCATTAGGCGAAGGAGTTCCGGTTAAAAGTATTACATTCTTTAAATGTTTTAGAATTTTCTTTAAGCTTTTAAATCTTTTTGAAGCATAATTTTTAAAACCTGTTGACTCATCGCATATCAAACTATCCCACTTCCATTCAATACCGCTTTTTTCAATTAGCCATTGGACATTTTCAATATTTATTACATGAATATCAGCATCAGAATTTAAAGCAGATAAACGCTCTAAAGGTGTTCCAGTACATATTTTTATATTTAAATGCTTCAGATGTTCCCAGTTTAAAGCCTCTTTATGCCAAAAATTATTTGCTACTTTTAAAGGGGCAATGATTAAAGTTTTATCTAAAAATAGATCATCATATAAAAATGAAATAGCAGTAAGAGAAGTTGCAGTTTTGCCCATTCCCATATCAAGAAATAAAGCGCATTTCTTTTTTTCTTTAATAAATTCTAAAGCTGTTTTTTGATAATTATGTAGATTTTCTTTTTTAAGCATTTCTTATATTTAAATAATATTCAGCATCGCTTTTGTATTTAAATTTTAATGGTATGCATGGTCTTATACCATCTAACGCATAAGTCCACCAAATAAATAAAAATCTTTTTTGAATTATATAATAAGGGCGGTAACCGTCCAATTGTTTAATTATTCTATACATGTTATTCCATATTATTAAAAAGCACTATTCCTTCACCTACATCATCAATTACATAAGTAGGAATACATTGATCTTGTAATTTTTTTATAGTTTTCTGTTGTAGTTTAGTCGGTTTTTTACCTTCAGTCTTAAATTCAATAATAATAGTTTTACCATTTCTAAAAAAAATTCTATCAGGGACAGAACGATTACCGGGACTAACCCACTTATAAGCTAACCACCCTAAATATTTAGCATGGTTACAAACTTTCTTTTCAATTTCTGATTCTCTCATTGTTTTTAAGAAATAAATTAGTTAAATAAATTTTTAGCCTGGGCATTAAATGTTTGTATTAACTCAATTTTTTTATTTTGATTCTTTTCTTTGTGAATCATTTCTCTTAAATTATCCAAACATTTTATAGCTGAATCCATTCTTTTTTTAAAACATTTATCACAATAATTTCTTTTATATTTAACATTAGGTGCAGGTTTAATTTTACAATCTACACATTCAGTATTTAATATTTTTTTAAGTTCTTTATAGTCCATTATTTCTTTTTCCAATGATAGACGATCACGCCGTCAATTGTTATTTTTTGAACCTTATTAAATTTTTCTTCAATAATTTTATCCAAATTAAATTTAATTCCTGTTTCAAGTTCAATAGGTGAATAAGTTAAAAATATATCAGTAATATAATTTTTATTAATTGCTTCTAAGGCTAAAGTTTGACCACCTAATAAATTTGCTTTTTTATTTAAAACAAAAGCCATATCCAAAGTTAAACTTTTACGGCTTAATTTTATTATTTTTCTACCTGGTAAAATATCAGGCATAAATTCACCACTCTTTTTAGAAATATAATTGATTCCACCATTTGTAGCAGATAAAAGACGAAATACATTTTTATCAGCTTTTAACCAGCTCATATCGTCATTTTCTGACTTTGCTATAAAATTATTTTTACTTAGCCCTAAAATTAGTTGCATATTATACCTCAGAAATGATTATTTTTGATTCTTTTATAAGATCATAAGCCAACTGCTGAGAATCGGCCCAGGAGCCTCCTGTGCGGCTTTTAACAACAATTCGCTTAAAATGGCTTTGAATTATAGCTTTTGAACACTCAATACAAGGAAATTTTGTGCAATATAGCGTCCAACCTGTCAAATTAGCCTTAGTATTTAAAATCGCATTGATTTCAGCATGAACCATTAATTGATTTTTATTTTCAGAAGTTAATCTTTGATCATCTTTTATTCTGCGAGGGAAACCATTATATCCATAAGAAACTTGAGTTCTATCTGGAGAAATTAATACACAACCAACCTTTGTTTTATCTTTGGACCAAGTAGCAACTGTTTCTGCTAATTGAAAAAATCTTTCGTCCCATTTATTTTGCATAACTATTTTAAGAAAAAGTTTTTATTTGTTCAATTAATTCTTCAACTAAATCATGAGTTAATAAATTTACTTGATCTGTTTCTTTATCTGAAAAAGTAGTTTCTGAATCAAATACTTTGTCTATAGTATTTTCAACAATTTCTAAGGACAATTCTTGAAGAGAAGCTTTAAGAGCTTGTTTGATTTGATTTTTAATTTCATTTTTCATAATTTTATCATTTTAAAGTTTTTATTTGTCTAACTGACTTTTATATTATAGATCCTCAAATCTTTAATGTAAACAATTATTTTACATATTTTAAAATATATTTTACTTATTCGATTACTTCAGGTTTAGGATTCCAAAAGTTTTCAACCTTTTCTTCTTTATAAACTTTAACAAAAACATTAGGATAAGCCTGAACTTGACTATAAATTGCTTGTTTAAATTGAATATTAATATCTTTCCATTCTGTTTGATCACCTCTTAAATTTTCTTCAACAGCTTTAAAATGTGGTTGATAAATATGAGCGTGAGATAACATAAAAGAAATATTACCTTTACAAATATTTAAGCTTTTTGCAATCAAATCTAAAGTCAAGCTGTAAGCTAAAACATCATAAGGAAGCCCTACATAAACATCTGATGATCTTATCATTACCGACATATTAAGCTTATTATCAATAATGTTTAATGTAAAACCAAGGGGGCAAGGAATATTTTTAGGTTGATTAGGTTCACCTAACCCATCTGATGATGGATCCCAGTTTGAAATATAAACTTGACGAGTTGTTTGATCATCTTTTAAAGCTTGAATGGCTAAATTTATTTGATCACGATTAAAATTTTTATGCCAACGGTAACCATAAGCAGATTTTAATTCACCTTCTTCAATAAATTTACTCCATAATTTCGGTGCATATTTAAGAATAAAGCTTGGATCTTTAGTTCCTAAAGTTTGCCAGGCTACCTCCGCAGCTGCAATATATGGCCAAATGGTTCTATTTCCGGCAATCGGTAAAATATTATCACTAAGATCTAAAGTAAAAAATATAGGTTCTTTAAAGTTCGCCATTTTTTAATTTTTGTTTAAATATTTTAACAGCTTTCTTACTTACTTGGCCGGATAAATCAACCTCTTTTCCGAATTTACCCTGAAAAGCATTAATCAACATTAAAACTTCTTTTTGTAAATCTTTATCTGAAATTTCTTCTTCATTTTCATCATAAGATTCTTCAATTATTAAAATATTTCCTTTAGACTTAGGTAATTCACATTTACATTTTCCTAAATCTTTATGTTTAGATTTAGGCGGTTCAGGAAATTTAAATTCAAACTCTTTTAAAATATCAATTAGAGGTGATTTAGTTAAAACTCTATGATCAGCTTTAACTCTATCAAATCCATACATAAAAGCATCAGCTACATCATTATTTTTCAAAGCTTCATTTTTTAAAGCTTGTTTTTCAATTAAAAAATCTTCAAGAAGTTTTGCATAACCTATAATATCATGAATATTATCTATATAATCAGGATCACCGCAAACAGCTCTTGAAATTTTGTGGAAAATCATATGAAAAGCTTCTAAATGTTGTTTACTCAATTTTGAATAACTAGGAGCATTTTCAATAACTTTAATTAGCTCTTGAGTTATATCAGCATTATCTTCAAACTCACCATAAATTGAGCCTCTATTTTTTAATGTATCGTTTATTTTATTTGTCATTTTCAATTTTATTTAAAATTTCTTTTAAGCCAGTAAAATACGATTCATTAATTGAATCGATTTCATGCCTTAAATTATTCGGAGGTAATTTAGTTAATAATATTAACATATTTTGAGTATGATTTTCTAATTCTTTATTTATCATACTTATAAGTTTATTTGTTGCTTTTTTATTTGTCATTGTTTTCTTTTTGTTTAGGTTCATCAATATAATCAAACAAAGTCATTTGTTTAGGTTCTTCTTTAACAAGATCAGATAAATCCGGAGCAGTCCAACCTTTAGGCTTAACTAAATCCAGTTGAAACGAACCTCTTTTTTGATTTTGGCCTATTTCTTTTTGACAGTTAGCAACCATAACTCTTTGATAAGCTTCTGTAAAAACTTCGAGCATACCTTGCCTTTCAGCAGTCCCTAAAGCAAAAACAACAAGATCAACTAAAGCATCTAATTCATCTTCTTTTGAAGTAGCTTCTTTATATTCGTCAAGCTCTTCTTGCATTGCACAAATTCTAAATTTCTTTTCTTCATCAGAAAATTTTACTTGCTCAGAAGTTATTCCAAACTTTCGGTGCATTTGTTTTATTAAATTTATCATTTTATTATATGTTTAAATTGAATTATTTTATAAATTTTATCTACAATATCCCTTTGAACGTATAGATTGTTAGGAAAATTTTTATTTGCTAATACAAATCTACCTCCAGGCAAAATACTTGGTTCAAAATCTAAGTCAGCAACAGCTTTAAATTTTCCTATTGATTCATTTATTTCAGAATTTAATTTTTCAACTAAATTCATAATTTGTTCAATATCTTTATTTTCTAACATAATTTTATAATTCAATTAATAAGTCTTTGTAAAGTTCTCTCATATCTTCTTCGTTAACTACTTTTTGAAGATCTTTTTTACGAAGTTTAATAACTTCTTTCATAGCTTTAACATCGTAACCTGCATTTGCTGCGGCATCAAATTCTCCTCTAATTTCTGTATTTAAATTATCTTTTTCAAGTAAAAGAGATTCGATATGCTCGACCCTATTTTTAAGATCTTCCTTAGTTTCATTTGTAATTGTGT